AGGGAAACTTATCCTTAGTGGGATACCCAGGAAAATATCCTAGGGTGGTGGATGGGCCTGTTGACTGCCCCGTTGTAGGTCCGTCCACCTTTACCTTAAGAGAGAAGTTATGAAAAGAATTAAAAAAATTTTTAAGATTAAAAAGGAAACAGCAAGTGCTACTCCTAAGATGGAGAAGGCTATGCTACCTAAATTGGAGAAGAGGAATAAATGAGCAGACCTACGCTTGCACAAAGTTCGCAGCCAACTAATGTTTATACAACATTGGCAGATGTGAGAAATGCACTGCAGATTGAGGATAGCATTGATGACAATGATATTCAAGCAGCCATTCTTGCTGCAAGCCGTATGATTGATGACTACTGCCAAAGATCCTTCTATCAAGAGGGAACTCTCGCTGCTCCAGTAACTAAGTACTACACACCTGTAAGTCCGTGGTATCTAGAGATTGATGACCTTATTGAACCAACAGAAGTAAGAACAAGAGCAAATCAATCTGGACCATTTAACCAGGTATGGAATTTAGATACAGACCTTATGTATGAGCCTATTAATAATCCAGAAACTGGAAAGCCAGTGACTAGACTATTAGCAATTCAGACATATGTATTTCCTTACTTCTTTCCACAAACAGTTAAGATAACTGGTGTTTGGGGATGGAAAGAAATTCCATATGAAGTAGAATTAGCCTGCAAGATTCAGGCATCAAGATTATTCGTTAGAAAGCAATCTCCGTTTGGTATTGCAGGATCTGTAGAACTAGGAACAGTTCGTTTGAACTCTCGCCTTGATCCAGATGTTGAGATGCTGCTAAAGACATTTAGAAGAAACTTTGGGTTGGCATACTAATGGCTATAAGTAATATCAATGGCGTAAGAGATGCCCTCAAAGCCAACCTACAGACAATTTCAGGACTTAGAGTCTATGACTTAATTCCAGATGTTATTGTTCCACCATGTGCTGTAGTTGGACAATTAGATTTCACATTTGATATTGACAATGCTCGTGGTTTAGACCAAGCATCTGTTGATATATTTGTGATTGTACAAAGAATATCAGAAAGAAGTGGGCAAGACAAACTTGATAATTTCTTGGCAGGCAGTGGACAAGGTTCCATTAAAACTGCTTTAGAATCAGATAGATCATTAGGTGGCCTTGTTGATACACTCAGAGTTATAAGTGCAGACAGTGGTACATATACTTCTGGTGAGCAGTCTTTCTTATCATATCGCTATAACCTCACAATCTGGGGCTAAGGAGAAGCAATGGAATATACAGTAATCTCAAACAAGAAAGTTTGCGGTAAGGTAAAAGATGAGAAACTTACCAAAGATGATATACTTAGTGCAGGCGGAAATGTTGAATTTCTTCTTGCAGCAGGGCATATCGTATCCGCAAATGCAGTAAAGGTAACACCAGCAGTAAAAGAAGTACCACCAGTAACACAGCAGGAACCAAAAGTTTCTGTTTTTAACTCAGACAATAATGAACAAGGAGAAAAATAACAATGGCCAGATTAGTACTAACCAATGTTGAAGTAACAATTGCAGGAGTAAGCCTCTCAGATCATGTGGCATCAGTAACACTTGGAAGCACATATGATGTTTTGGACACAACTGCATTTGGTGGAGGAAATGTTCCACAAGCAGCAAGAGACCGTATTGCAGGACTTGTTGATAACTCAGTAACACTTGAGTTCCACCAGGATTTTGCAGCAGGAGATGTAGAAGCAACAATCTATCCACTATTGGGTACAGTTGCAGCAATCAAGATTCAGCCAGTAAATGGTGCAATCTCTGCTACAAATCCTGAATATCAATTTAACGCTCTAATTTCAGAGTGGACACCACTAAACGGAGCAGTAGGCGAACTAGCAACTGCATCTGTTACCTGGCCAATTTCAGGTCAGATCACTAAGGATGTAACTCCTTAATATGTCAAAAATAGTCTTAACTAATGCGTATGTGTTACTTGGTGGATTGTACGATGTAAGCGATTATGTCTCATCAATTTCTCTTGCAACCTCGCATGAGACTATTGATACGACACAAATGAACGATGTTTACAGAACACTTATAGCAGGACTTGGACAGAATCAAGTAACCTTTGAGTTTTATCAAGACTTTAGCGATAATGGACTTGAAGAAATTATCAATGGAACATCTCTGGCTAACTCAAAAGTTGGCACAGCAATATTAGTTGAAGTTCGTCCAATAAATACAGTCGTAAGTGCGAGTAATCCAAAGTATACATTTAATGCAGTAATCACAGAATGGCAGCCCTTATCTGCTGCTGTTGGTGAGTTAACCACAGTAAGTGTTACATGGCCTATATCAGGCGAAATAACAAAATCAATCACACCTTAGAAAAGGGGCAACAAAATGGACGGACTACATATAAAGGTAAAGACTACTGACGGATTTGAAGGCACACTAGCCCTAAGACCACGATCAATAGTTTCTTTTGAACAGAAATTCGGCAAGGGATTTGCTAAGTTACTTAGCGAAGATCAGAAACTAGAACACATCTATTTCTTAGCATGGAGTGCTTTGAAGGATAGTGGAAAAGTTGTAAAGCCATGGGGCGACAGTTTCCTTGACACTCTAGACAGTGTTGAGTTAGTTGTAGACCCAAATTTAGAATCCACAGAGACAGCCTAACATATTCGTTAGCAATGATTTCTGTGGAAACAGGCCTATCACCAATTGATTTGATGGACGCACCTGATGGTGTTCTTGAAGCAATTGTTATTTATCTCAAAGAAAAGAACAAGAATGCAGGTGGGTAATGAGTAAAGATGCTATAGTGTTAACTGGATTAAAGGAAACACTAAAGTCATTGGAGTCATTTGACAAGCAGGCAGTTCGTAACTTTAATAGCGTGATTAATAAAGAATTAAGTATCGCTAAGAAAGAAGCAAAAAGCCTGGTCACTGACACTCCACCACTTAGTGGATGGAGTACTCAACCTGCTGCAAAACCTCGTTCTCGTGGTGGTGCAGGGTGGCCTGCTTGGGACCAAAGTGTTATCAAAGCAGGCATATCCTCATCAAAGGCTGAAGGTAAGGTAAGAAAAGATTATACAACTTCTGCTGGAGCGTTGAAGAATAAATCAGCAGCAGGTGTAATATATGAAATTGCAGGTAGAATTAATAAGGCTAGTGGATTTGTTAAAAATCTTGACAAAGAAACATTTAAGCCTTCACGCTTAATCTGGAAGGTAGTGGATGAGCGTAAAGATAATATTGAAAAGAATGTTGCAAGAGCACTTGATGATGCAAAAGCAACACTACAAAAAAACTTAGAGAAGGAGCGAGACTAATATGGCTACAGGTGCAGTAATTGCCAGAATTCTCACTCAGTACTCTGATAAAGGATCTAAGCAAGCCCAAAAAGACTTAATGAAACTTGGCAAGTCATTTGATGCTTATGCCAAGAAAGCAAGTAGAGCAGTAGGCCTTGTAGCAGTAGCCTCTGCTGCAGCAGCAGTTAAAATTGGTAAAGATTCAGTTATGGCTGCATCTGATGTTGCCCAACAGTTTGGTGCTTTGGATGCAGTATTTAAGAGCAACTCCAAGCAATTAAAAGACTTTGCCAAGACAATGGTTGAGTATGGACTATCAACAGCAGACTCTGCTAGATTCTCTGCTCTTCTAGGAACACAACTTACTGGTCTTGGTTTATCTCAGCAAGACGCAATTGAGCGTACACAAAAACTACAGATCCTTGCTGCAGACTTAGCAGCCACCTATGGTGGAACCACAGCAGATGCTGTAGCAGCACTCAGTTCAACATTCAAGGGTGAGTACAACCCAATTGAGCGTTATGGTGTTGCAATCAGAAAGTCTGACATTACTGCCAGGGTAGCAGCAAAGGGACTCAAAGGATTAACTGGAGAAGCATTAAAGGCAGCAGAAGCACAGGCTGCATATGAACTTATTCTGTCAAAGACAACTGCTGCACAAGGACAGTCAGGTAGAGAATTTAACACATTGGCTGCACAGTTACAAAGACTTAATGCTTCATATACAAATATTCAAGCAAGTCTTGGAGAAGCACTTCTTCCAGTTGTTCAGGAGTTTGCAGGATACCTTCTAAAGGATGTTATTCCAGGAATTCAAAGTTGGGTTGATGTAAATAAGACAGAACTTGCTGAAAGCCTAAAGAGGGCTGCAAAACTAGCAGGAGAGTTTTTAAAATTAGCAGGAAAAATTACACAATGGGCAACCAATAATATTGGAGTAGTTAAGGCTATAGCAGCAGCGATAGCAACCATATTTGTTGTAAATAAATTAGCCACATTTGTTACATCTATAACAACAATGGTTACACTGTTAAAGGGATTAAAAACTCAGGCAGACCTAACAAATGCTTCAACAAGCAAGATAGGCTTACTTGGAAAAGTAGGTGTTGCAGCAGCAGTAGCATCTATTGCCATACCTGGAGCAGTTGAATTACAAAAGGCTGCACAGAACCAACTTGATAATATAAAAGATTTAGAAAAACTTGAAAGACAACTCTTTGCTGCACAGTTAAGAAGAGATCCTCTTACCCAAACAATGGTTAAGAGAAGAATTAAAGCACTTAAAGAAGAACTTGCCTTAGTAGAAAAACTAAGGATTGAGCAGTCAAAGTTCCAAGGTAAGGGAACAATTCCTTATGCCATTGGAATGTATACTCCAGAAGAATACAAAAAGGCTCAGGCTGAAATTGATAGAACAGCCAGGTTAGAGGCTGCAGCAGCCGCAGCAGCACTAAGATCTACTGAAAAGGGTCTTGCAGCAGATGCAAAAAAGGAAGCCGTATTAAAGAGGCTTAAGAAGTTACAGATTGTTGTTGCTACTGGTGCCAAAACTGTTACTAAAGGATTTACTCCATTAAGCAGTCGTGAAGCAGCAGAACAAGAAGCCATTAGTTTTAGAGCAGCAGAATTATTATTGCTTAAGCAAAAAGATAATGCTGTAGAACTTGAAAGACTCAAGAAACTTAAAGAAAATATTCTTTTACAAGAAATAAGAAATACTTTATCTGAAAGATATGTTGATATTCTTCGTGTTCTTGGCGATCAAAAGATTACTGATGAAGAAGTTAAGGCTCTTGCTCTTGGTTGGAAACTACCAGTAGAAGCAGTTAAGTCTTACCTAATTCAATTCCAGGCAGTAGCAGATGGAACAATTTCAGATAAAGAAGTTGAGGATCTTGCTAAGTCTTGGGGTAGCACAAAGGCACAGGCAGCACAGTATCTTGATTTCTTTACCTACCTAAATGATGGCATCCTAAGCGATGCTGAAATTGAGAAATTAAAGTCTAAGTGGAAGTTAACTGAAGACCAAGTACGCATGTATGCTGACTTTGTTGGTGTAGTTAATGATGGAACACTAGATGATTCTGAAGTCAAGAAATTGATGGATAAGTGGAAGTTAACAACTGATCAGGTAGTTGCATACCTTATTCAACTTGGTGCTCCTGTTACCTACAATGGCAATTTAATTGAACCAGGTAGACTAGCAGAACTTGCTTGGAAGAGTGCATCAGCAGCATTAGATGAGTATCTAAGAAAACTTGCTGGTGGAACTGGTGCTACTACAAGCGTTCCAAAGGTAGTTCCTCCTGTAGTGGTTGTTCCTCCAAAGACAGATGGTCTTGGTGGATCTAAAACAGACTCAGCAGCAGAGGCAGCATCTAAGGCTGCAGCAGCAGCATACGCAGCAGCCAAGGCAGCAGGAGACACAGCAGCAGCATCTATAGCAGCAGCAGGTGTACGACCAAGTGATTTAGCCTCACAAGAGTCTGGTGCAATTGGAGCAGCATCTATAGCAGCACAACTAAGAGCAGCAGAAATAGCACAAAGAAATGCCACAACTCTTGCCAACTTTAAGGCAAAAGAAGCAGCAGATTTGGCAGCATCTCAAGCATCCACAGCAACAATGGATTATGATGAAAGATTTAGGTTTATGGGGTCAAGCACACTAAACAATGCTAAGGGGCTGGTAGGTAGTGGAATGAACTCTAATAATCCTACTGTAGTTAATCTAACAGTCAATGGATCTGTAACTACTGAGAATGACTTAGTTCAAACAATTAGAACTGGACTTCTTGCTGCTCAGCAAAATGGCCAGGGATTAACATTGCAGGCGATATAAAATGTCAAGACCAAGATTAGTTT